CCTTTAATAGTAAGTTTATTTACCTCCGTGACATTCCAGTCCATTCCGTAAGTGGCATCACCGATGCTCATCTTATTATCACTTCGTAGGAAGAAACCTGATCCAGTAGTCAAAGAGGTCTTCCCGAAAGACCGTATAATACCGTTAGCGTCCCCTGCAGAACTTCCCATCACCAACGACTTCAGAATACTGGAGTCTTCGGTGATAAGTGCTTTAGTGGCCACGGAGGAAAAGGTAGTCATGAATTCCCAGTTGGCGGAATCGAAACTTCCTGCAGAAGTATGGGACTTCTTGCAAACATACTTATTATTTTGATAGCTTACGGCGGAGCGTCTATTATAATTGACTACATAGAGTTTGTTAGGCTCCCAATCACCTTCATAGGTGAGACCTGCTAACACACCATTACCAGCTCCGTCATCGCTGATCACCACCCCGGTCGAGGCCAGCCAGGGACTGTCACTCCCCGGGAATACCGACTGGGCATAGGTGATGTAGGTCGCGCCGAGATCGACCAGCACGTTGCGGAAGGTGTAGGAACCGGTGAGTTCCCCGGTCTGATTCTCGGTGTTGCGCATCGGCACAAAAGCGCTGGCGACTGACGAGGTCAGAGGTGTCTCCCCTTGCAAGCAAAGAGCGACGTTGAACCCCACTAACACGCTTTCATCGCCCGTCCATGTCCAGCTGAAAGAAACATTTTTAATGGCAGTACTCATGAGTGCTCCTGTTAAGAAAAGGTCGGTGCAGTAATGGAGGTCGGCGTCGGCGCGGTCTCTGAATATTCGTAGATCGCCGTGGCCTTGATCTTCTCACCAGCCTGCATGAGGATGCTTCCATCAGCATGACGCATGGTGAAGAGGCCGGCAGTGTCGAATTCCCAGGCAGGATATCCTGCGTACAGAAGGGCCGAGCGGATGCTGCCGACCAGTGCGCTATCGATGTAGGTCTTGCCATCCTGGATCAGGAACGGGACCACAGCTTTCCAGAGCTGCATCGGCTTGAGCGGATCCTTCAAAGTCGCCGGGCTGATTGGAGTCGTACTGATCGTAATGGTGAGGCTGGTCGCTGTCGGAACCGTAGCGACCTTCCAGGTGCCGTTGTATTCGTGCTGTGCACTGCCAGTGACCGTGCAATGATCGTTCACCACCAGACCGTGAGCGAAGGTGGTATTCACCGTCATCACGGTTCCGGCGCGGGTAATGCTGCTGATGGTGTAGTGGCTGCCGAGCGGGTTGACCATAGCGAAGCGATCAGCCGAGACGATAAATTCACTGAAGGGGATGCCGTCGACGTCTTCCGAAGCCAAGCCAAAACCGGTCATGAAGCCGTTGTTGTCGATTTTGACCGTGTACTGCTGGCGGAGATCGCCAATCTCGGTGTCCCAACCGTCTGCCCGGGAAACCAGTCCCGTCCCTTCGGCATCGATGAGATTGATGCGCTCATTGAGGTCGCTATAGAGTTGATTCTCGGAGAGCTGGCCTTCGAAGAGCTCCAGGAAGTAAGGGATCTCTTCCTTGACATTGGCCATGACGATGGGGCTGTAGGTGAGGCCTTGGTCGCCGAAAGTGTCGTAAGCCGCTACCCGAACAAAGTAATCCCCGCCTACCGGAGCGGTCACTGAGAGACTGGTCTCCGGACCTTTGTTGATCAGGAAAAATTCTTCGATTGACGCTCCCGGAGCCACGTCGAGATCTTCGAGTAAAGGTGAGGCGTAGATTTTGTAGCCGACAATGTCGAGATCGGCGGACGGGGTGAAAGTGACCCGGTACGACGCCACGAGCCCTTCGGCGAGGAGTCCTTGTACTGCGGCCGGAGGGGGGTTGTTGGCCGAGATTGTTGCCGGCGTTGAGATATGCCCTCCGGACGCAATCGTTGCGACCCGCAGCCGGAACGAACGGGTTACGCCATCCTGATGGTTCATTTCACTGCTGTAGATGAAGCGCTCAGAAGTGACGGTGCTGCTGCGCCGCACTGTCCCATTGCTATTCAGCACTTCCACCTGATAACCGAGAATCCAGTTGCCGGTATCGACCTTACCGTTGGACCCTTCCCCGGCTTCTTCGTTCTGACCGAGCAGGCGCGGGCGCCGCCAGGTGATGATGCAGTCCTTGCCGGTGAACTCTTCGCTGTTGCCGGCATTCTCGATTTGCAATCCGCGAATGGACCAATCGACCTCCGGCGACTCTACAAGCTCGGTGATAAAGCCGGCAGTGACGGTCGTGTAAGGACGGTTGATGTTATCCGTCAAAGCCTCGTTGGGGGTTTGATGTGAGCCATCTTTCCAGGTCGAAGGAAGAACGAGGGAATAAGTACCGTCCTGCACCTCCTCGATAAAGAAGTATCCGGAGGAAGACAAGGCTTTGCTAAGGTAGGTACTGCTCCCTTGCAGCTTGTAATAGAGGGTGCAGCCGGCCCAGTTGGCTTTGTAAAAAGGAGCTTGATAAAAGACCTCGATCCCTTGCTTAAGGAACCCGGCCCCGTCGATGTAGGTTTTAACCTTGGCCGAGACTCCGCTGACCGGATCCCGGGTCATTGGAACTAATAATGAGTAATCCGGAACAGCTTCGGCCGGTCCGGCTCTGAGATCATCGGCCGCGTCGTAGATCGAAGCGTTGTACTGCACGCAGTTGATCTCGAAGAGGCCGTCCTGCCCTTCCTTGATCATGGTGATGCGGAAAGGGTTGACGACAGCATTGGTCGAGCCGATGACGTAGCGATCACCGATCTCCGGAGTCAAAGTCTGGACTTCGCCGAGTTCCGGATCGGTCAGGAAGGTTGCCGGGGTCACGACGCGGATGATGCCGTCTGCACTACTTGCGTAGGTCAGCGCGGTGTCGGTCGAGAGACGACCGTCGCCTTTGACCAGGCGGATTTCGTAAGTCTGGCCTGGAGCATCGCCAGGCAGGAAGTCGTCACTCAGCTCCAGAGCGCCGGAGATCGGCGCCACGTCCTTGATCACGCCCCCGAAGCCCCACTGCGGCACGTCATGCTGAATACCGATGACATCGCCGACCTGGCTGTAAAGAGCGCGGCGGTCGGTCTTGAAGGAGACCATCTTGGTCAGGGTGCGGCCGGCTTCGAGGGCGTAGCGAGCCAGTGACTTGCATTGCCGACGATCGGTGACACCGATGAGTTGGAGGGCAGCCTTTCTTTCCTCTATTGAGGAGTCGGACAGTAGGGCCGCGTCTTCGATGCGGAAGGTGTCGATGGTGTAGCTTTTGTCGGGATCCGGAAATTGGACCTCGTAGACATTAGGGATGGACCTGAGGGAGGCGCCCGTTTGGGAGAATTCCTTCAGCGTCGTCATGTTGAAGATCTGGGTGATCGGCTTCTTGCGGTCGATGTCGATCGAGAAGATACCGTTGCTGTAGTAACAAGACGCCCGCATGGTGGCCGCGATGGTCTGGATCCATTCCGCGGCCGTTTTGCTTTGGTCAATGACGATGTTCAGTTTAAAGCGGGTAACGTAGGTTGGAATCCAGCCGGTATCTGTGCTGGTCTTGCCGTTCTCGTCGACGGTCGGCAGCTGCTCGTCGCAGTACTTCGCCATCTGGTAGAAATTGGCGAGCATCAGGCCGCGTTTGTTGGCGTCGATTTTGTAAAAATTGCCGAGGCCGTAGCGGGTGTTGGTTAATAAGTCGTAGAGGCACCAGACCGGGTTGTCGGTCCAGACCTTGGTCGTGGAGAGCGTGAGGGGTGTTGCGCCTAAAGGATAGGTGACGTAATCCCGGTTGTATTCGCCATTGACCAGGCGCACGGTCGGCACGGCGACCTTGATCCCTTTGACCAGGGAGGTGATGGTCGGGACTTGCCCTGAAAGCTGATCGGTGGCCTTTATTTTAACACCGAGAAGCGCGGTGTGCGGGTAGGACAAGGTTTGGTAAGTAAGTTCCGTAACTTCCTTCAAATAAATAGAATCACGGGTTTTGAATAGATCTTTAGCCTCTTCTGTCTCCCTGATGACCGCTATTTCGTAATAAGCAAGTGGAAGTTTTCCTTTGCTACCTCCGTCTCCTATAGTATATGTCCTGCCTATTTCCCCGGCAGACATTCCGCGGAGAGCGTCCTTATAAACAGCAACAGTCCACGGTCGCGAATCAGGTAACGCCTCATTTACTTCTCGATAAGCGATGGTAATTTCAACGGTCGCAGGCACCTGCTGGTTGTTGCTGTCCAGCGTATAAAGAGCTGGGGCATTAACAGATACCCGAAAACCTTCGCAAGGGCTAGTTGTCTCGTGAACTACCTTTGCCTGGGACGGGTTTGTTACTATCTTTGTTGCCACGGCGTTTTGGTCGGCCGTGAGGACCATAGTGACGCCGTCAGCGCCCTTAACAATATTATCCGGGTTTGATTCCAAAGCACAGCTTGTCCAGAAGTCCCATTTTAGAAGGACAGCTGACTCGGCTTCATCAGGAGGGCACTGTTCATACTCACCCGGTACGTAGTAGTACCAGCCGTTCTTAATAGTCCAATACCCAGGCTGGCTTCCTGCCTTTAATCGGTAAAGCCCTTTTTTTAATTCCCATTTACGCTCTTTGAATTCCAGCCTTTCGTTTCTTTCCTCCATAGCGTTTGTTCCGCCATTCAGGGTGTCGTTCACCCCTTCCTTCATAGGGACAATAGCCCCTTCTGGGTAGGGAGGATAACGAAGGAACCCAAGCATCATCCACGCGTGGTCGTTATCTGCACGCTTGTCGTGGCGCGCCCTAAACGCGTGAGCATCAACTTTTACGTACCCCCGCACGGGTATTTCTACGACGGGATTAGAAACGGTGGTTGTTGTTGTATAATCATTACGAGTAATTAAGCGACCGGAAGAGGTAGTGTTCTCAATGCCTGAAAATCCGTCGATGACTACTTGGCTCCGCGTTCCTGCGCGAACCTCCGTAGTAACTGTATCTCCGAAGTAGGAAACAGGTAATCCGTTAACTTCGAGGTCGGTGATACTGGCAACCTCTCCTTCGCTAACTCCTATCTGCCCATTTAGGTAAGAAATAGAATCTACATCGTCGTTATTTAATGTACTATACTGCACAAACCTAGTTACACCGGCCTCGTCTACCCAAGAGGCGAAGGCAGGCTGTGTATCCTCCTCAAAATTTGTGTAAATGTTGAGCTGGTGGCCGCCGGTGCGATGCTTTCCATAGACCAGTTGAATTGGCGTACCTGGAGCGGAGCTGTTCTTCACCCCGGAAAAGGAATAAGTCGGGGAATCAGAGAGACTGTCGTTGATCCCCGGAGCAGAGAGTTTAGGGGTTGGCACTAGGCTTCCGAGGATCATGGAGGCGCCAGATACATAAAAGTAAGGAGACAAAAACGCTAAAGGTGTGAAATTTAGGATAGCCCCTATGATAATCAACCCTGCGCCGATCCACCGCTGTGCACTCTTACCCTCACCAGAAGGCACTTCTCTCCCGAACACAAGTTCGGTACTAGCCGAACACTTCCGCTCGCAGGTATCCGGATGCCAGACAAATTCGCCATCCAGCTTCACCGAGACCGCTTTCGCTTCAGCGCCGTCGTTGTCGAGCAAAAAGACGTAGAGCTGCGGATATTTATCCATCAGCAACGCAATGCCATCGCCGACGTTCTTGCAATCCCCCTCAACGGTATCCCGAAAACAGGTATATTTGACCAGATCGTCCTGGATTTTAATAATCATTTGTCAAACTCCTGATATCGGTAAAGACCGTGAATGTTGGTGCTCCAGAAGCCCTGCTGCCAAGAATGCACTGCCGGTCCGTCCTGGGACATGTGCAAAAAGTACTCGCTGTCCCAGACCAGGCCGCAGTGATCGATCCTTCCGGATTTTTGAAAGAGAAGGACATCGCCAAAGCGGGGGAGTTGTTTGGCTTCGGCAAAGCCCCATTCCGTAATCCGGCTGAGGAAGAAGTCTTCGCCGCGGCGATGCCAATCTTTGGGATAATTTTCGGTGAAGTCCTTGAGAGAGACGCCGAACTCTTCCTGGTAAAAGAGCCGAAGCAGGCCAAAGCAATCGGCACCCTTTGCGTCCCGGCCTTGGTGCTGGAAAGGAATGGTGAGGTAATTCGTTAAGGTCACAGGTAAACTCTTCTCGATCCGGAGACACCCGGAAAGCCGCCGAAGTAGCGTTGATTGTTACGGAGGACACAGTCTTCGAGGGTTTTTCCGCAAGTTGTTTCTGTTCCCGTATAGCCGCAGGTTTCAGGATCCCGGAAGGTCCAGTAACAGCTGTTGGTGGTGAATCTTCTTCTTGGAAGTTGGGCGCCGAGGTCGATGAGTGACTCCAGCTGAAAGGTCACGACCTGCTCGTTGGCCGCGTAGGAGTCGATGAGATAATCGTCTTCGGTGAAGGCAGAAGAGTCACGCTCCGGGTTGTTGGTGTAGATCCAGGTCCCTTCTGCGTCCTGGGTGACTAACTCATCGAGGAACCGGGCGGAGACCGTCTTGACTGAAATTTTCCGACCACGTAGGCCGTTCTCGTCTTCCACGAGCTGCATGATCTCTCGGCTGACGTTGGCGATCGTGATCGAGGGTTTATCGAGAGTCCCGTCACTGTGGACAGTGCTGCCGGAAAAGCTGAGGGGAAAGCGCAGATAGGTTTCACCGCCGAAGTTGACGTTGTAGTTGCTGTCGACGAGCTTGTTGAGGGGTGGTGTGACACCTTCGATGGTGATCAATCGGAAGATTTGCGCCGTTGTCTGGGCGAAGGAATCTTCTATAAATAATTGAGGAATCTCATTTCTTGGCATGGTCGCTCCCTAGCCAGAAGGCAGTGGTGCCGGCTATGATGAGATAAGGAATTTTGAGTGCTTGCTGAGACAGGCGATCAGCCGCCGAAGGGGTGGCGTCGCCGTTGATGTGTGAGTGGTAGACGCAAGTTATGGAGTTGCCGGCGGCCTTGATGGTGTTGACTGCCAGGCCGTATTCCTGCTTGCTCATCTGGAAGTGATGATCTTGCAGAGCGGTATTGCGGAGCGGATAGACGCGGCCCGTGCTGTCGATAAGACCGCACACTTCTCTGTTTGGAGATTGAGAGGCTCGGGTTTGAATCTCTTTGAGAGCGGCGGCCGGGATCATTTAAAGTACCTCTTCAATCTTCATGGACATTTTATAAAGAGGGCCAAGAACCCCATGCGCGAAGTAATCCTTCTGCAACATGTCGTTGCTGAACGTAACGGTGAAGGGCTTCTTTGTTTGTGTTCCGGCTATCTTCTCTACAGGATGTGTCCAGATAAACGGGACGGTGGTCGTGTGGTTTAGATAGAAAGAAAAGATAGCGTCCGCTTGTAGTTGAGTAAGGACAGGGAAGTTCAACTCCCAAGTTCGCTTATTGGCCCCTTTTTTACGTCTTTGGTCGTGCCCTGAATCGCTGGAAAATATGAGAGAATTCGTCTTGATTCCCTCTTGAAGGGGGAGAGAACAATTCGGTATTCTAGAGCCGTCACTTGCTTGTGTGGGGAAATTGTCTAAGGGCATTTTGTGGCCTCATATTAATTCGGAGGTGAATTGCTTGTTGGGAAAGAAAAAGCGTGCCTTGCTACTGGCACGCTTTTCTCTTTCACTTCTCTATGTTGCGGATCGGAGCCTTTTATTATCACCCGGCTTGGAGTTTAGATTTCAGTGTGCGGTAGGTGGGCCCGTTTTGTAGAGCGTCTAATGCAATTGTGTTAAGAATCTGTGCGGAAGTGGTTCGCGGGATCGACGCCGGGTCTACGACATTAATGATCTGTAATGTCACCTCCCCCTCCCCTTCCTTCTCTTTATCCGAACCAGCAGGTCTCGGCCCGACCAGCCCTCCCGTTGCAAAAGCGTTCTTGCGGTATTTCTCGAAGTGGTCGACACCGTATTTGTTGACGGCGTAAGACGGGATAACGAACTCGTTCGGCATCAAGAGTGCGGGAACACTGTCCTTTCCGGGGATTCCCATGTTTAAGGGAACGAGGCCGCCTTCAGCCATGAGACTGTAGTTCCCAGAAGGAGCAAATCCTGCTCCGCCTGCGCCGTCCACCGAACTCCAACCCATCAGCGAGTTACCGTCAGTGGACATGCCCTCAGTAGCAGACGATCCGGCAGCAAACCCGATCATCTTCTGCACGGCCCAAATAACGAGAAGTTTTATCAGATACTGCTGCAACATCTTGCCTATATCACCAAGGACACTTCCCATCGTATCGCGAAAAGACGTCCACCCGCTCTGGCCTTCGCGGATCTTTGTAAGCATCCCGTCCAGAGCGTTGCTGATTCCACCTGTGAAGGTGGAGACGACCGACTGGCCGAGATCAACCGTCGCCGATTTCATCGTCCCTAGTGCTTGAACGCCCTGCTTCACCCCCTGCGTCATGTTGCCCCAGAGAGATTGATCAGCCAAACGACCCTGCGCTGCAAGGGTCTCCTGCAGTTTAATATTGACATTCTCGATCATATCGGGAAGGTCTTCGTAATACTGCTTATTCGCTTCTTGCAGCTCTTTACTTTTGCTAAGCTTATCTAAGTCATTCTGATAAGCAGTCTTAGTAACATCCAGCGACCTTATCGCGGCAGCCCCTGTCTCCAGGTCGATATCGAGCTGCTCCTGTGCGGTCATCGCCGCCTCTTTACGCAGAGCATTTGCCCGTTGCAGATTGCCAAGAGAGATCGCTTGGCGTTTCTCTGTCCTTTGCCCTTCCAGACCTCCGTCCTTGCCTGTCTTTGTATCAGCGCCTTTATGGAGTTTGTCTATTGACGAGTCGTTCCATGTATCAAGGGCGGCCTGTCCCTGGTTATTAAGAGACGTCATCAAGTCACGGAGAATGGCTGCTTCTGCGGGAGTTTTGTTGCTCTTGTTGTAATTGTTCTGTGCTTCTGCCGCTTTCTTCTCTATCTCGGTGGTGATCTCTTCCTGTGCAAGCCGGTAAGCTTCCAGGTAGTTGTCGGTCTTCTGCTCCAGCGCGATTTTCTCGTCATCAAAGGTATTGGTAAGAATAGAGATTCTCGATTTTCTTGCGTCGATTTCGCTCTGCAGAAGTTGGTCTTTTCCCCAGGTGGCGAAGTCGAACTTTTTGTTGGCTTCTATTTCAGCAGCATCCTTTTCCTGCTGTTCATACTTGGCCAAAGCATCCTGGAGCTCCTTGGCTCTTTTGTCGATCTCTTCGACCGGCCCTTTCGCCTGCGAAGCAAACATCCTTACTCGTGCCTGCTGCGCCTGATTAGCCGCAAGGCCTTTGGATAGATCTTTCACTTTGGTCCGGGCAGTGCCGGTCGTAAAGTCGAGGCCTGAGTCAACTCCCGTAGAATTAGCAAGGATCTCCTTATTAATTCTGAGTTCTTCTTTAAGTTCTTTCTCTTGTGCTTTGAGATCAGCAAGGTTTTTATTAAAGACTGCAGTTATGGTGCTGTTTGTGGTGTTCTTAATTTGACCGCCGGCCCGATTTAACGAGCCGAGCGTTAAATTGTCAGGATCGAGGGCGACCCCAAGTTCCTTCAACAAAGCCAGTTCTTCCTTGATCGAGGCGACTGTTGAGGCGCTGACTTTCGCCTTCGTTGAGTCCAGCAGCTTGGCCGCCTCGATAAGTTTGTCGTCCATCATTAAAGATTTGGCTTTTGCCATGGTCACGGCATCGAGGTAGGTAGCCTCATTCCTGGCCGTATCGATAAGCGTCTGCACTCTTTGCAGGTTTGCGGCCTTTTCAGTGGCCTCGTCGAGGTCTTGGCCTATCTTCAGGCGCAGTGTGTCTGTCTCTCGGCCCACCCACGCCAGGGCCGTGGCCACGGCAACAATCCCGACAGTGACGCCGGCAAAAATAGGATTGAGTGCTGCTACCGCAGTGAGCGCCGCAACACTAGAAGCGACGATAATCAGCCGGCCATTGACCGTAGCAAGTCCTTGAATGGCTAACGTCGTCCCTTCGACAATGCCGGAAAACAAACGGCCTATCGGGTTGCCTATATCGATCGACGCCTTCAGAACCTCTTGCTTGAGCACGTTCATCTTGGCGCGCGCGCCTTCCATGGCCGTCTCATAAGCGCGAACGGCCGCGGTCGTCCCGGTAACGCTTTCGGTCATGGTCTTGATGGCAGCGGCGCCGGCCAGCATTGAAGCAACCAGAGAGCGGCCCGACCGACTGTCCATTTTCGACATGATGTCTACGGCTGATACTCCGCGCTGATTGAAAACAGCGATGACATCGGCGAATTTATGAAAACGAGGGTTGATCTGGTCAAGGCTGATTTCGTAAGTTTTCAGCATTGCTGCGAAGCGGGGCTTCGGCGCCGACAGGTCTTTAAGGAGCTGGGACAGGCCGGTGCCGATGGTGCTGGCTTTGATACCGACTTGCGACAGTGAGGCGACCATACCCGCCGTGTCTTCCAGGGTGTAGCCGATCATCGCTGCTTGCGGAGCGAGGTAGCTGAAAGAAGTAGCGAGACCTTGCACTGATAGCTTCGAGTTGTTGAGGGCTGCGGTCAGGACGTTGGCGACCCGTGAAGAATCTTCAGCCGATATCCTCCAAACGTTCGCAGCAGTGGTGAAGACCTCGGCCGCCTGTTGCGGAGTCGCCCCGGTTCCGGTGGCAAACATTCCAACGGTATTCGCAACCGTCGGCAGGTCTTTAGCAAGGACGCCGGCCTGCGCCAGCACTTCCATCAGCTCTCCGACTTCAGCGGCCGAGTACCGGGAGCTGGTAGCGATCTGCAGGATGGAAGCGCCCATCTCGTGCATCTCGGTCTTGGAGGAGCCGGCGATGGCGGCGATATCGTGCATCTTTTGATCGAAGTCGATGGCGCCAGTGACCACTTGCCGGAACTGCGCACCGATGGCAAAGAGGACGTTTCTGATCGAGTAGAAGGCGGCAAGGTGGGTGGTCAGGTTGCCGAGAGTGATGTTGAGCAGGCCTTGCTTTTTGTTGGCATGATCAGCGTTGTCACCGACACTCTTGAGGCCCTTTGCCAACTGAGCCGTCTGTTGAATATGCGCCTGATCCCAAGCCACCCCTTGGTCTTTTATGAATGAGGACTTGACGTACCCGGCGTTTTTGTTTTTCGGGTCAAGGTACTCAAAACCTTTTGCCCCAGAAATCTGAGTTTGCTCCTTCAGCTCCTGCGCCGCCTTTCTGGCAGCCGCGGCCAACTCTTTCTGATGGGAGACAAATGAGATCAACCGGCCGTCAGAAGTCTCGACCGTCTTCGTATATTCGACGACTCTTTTGGTAAGATCAGAAAACCCTTTATTACTGTTGGCGAGTTTAGTCAGTTCTTTGGCATGCTCTGCCGAGGTTGCTCCGGCCGTGCCCAGCTCCGCCATGCGCTTGTAGTTCTTCAACATCCGGTCTTTCGACTCTTCGGCCTTCTTCTCGATGCCTTTGAACGTCTTGTCGAAAGATTCCTGCAACTTGCCAAGCTGGTCTTTGGACGCAGAGACGCCGCTCTCTGTCGACTTCCCGAGGGCAGTTCCTAAAGTGGAGCCAAGCTTCTTTTGCAGGTCAGCAAGCTGAGCAGCCAAGTCTCCAGTATCCAGCTGTATTTTAATCCCTAAAACCTGGTCGCTCATTGCAAGCTCCTATCAGTAAAAAGGCGGGTCAACGGCCAGGCTATGCCTTTTCGTCGACCCGCCAAGGTGTCGTTTATGCTCCGAATTTACGCTCGAACTCGGCATCACCGAGGACCTCGCGCCACTGCTTTTCCTGCTCTTCGGTCAACTCATCAAAGGCGTCATCTTCTAACACCCCGTAGTCGCCCTCTTTCTTACCGCCCCCTAGTGCTGCACTGGCCAGCTCTACCAGGAATTGGTAATCGATCTGCTTGAGCTCGGCGTATTCCTGCTGCTTGCCGATGTAGAGCCTTTTCAGCTCTGGCCAGCTGTAACGCCATTTGTAGGTCTGCACCGCATCGGCATTCCAGTTCGCCAGGCGGTGTATGACCATCTCCAGAGTTAAGCCTTTTTGCTCGTCTTCTATTTTTCGTCGACCGCGCCGTCGGACAGGTTCTTCTCCATCGCCGCGGTGACTAGCATAAAATTTTTGATCACATCGACCGCGATCTCAAACAAAGGAGGAATCTCACTCGGCGAGAGACAGCGACAGTTGCCTTCTTCTTTCAACAGTCCCTTCTCATCGAAGGTGGAAAGGAGGATGTTGCCGACCGGGCCGAACTTGGCAAGGAGGGTGCGCGGGTCAGTGGCGATGTTTCCGTAAGCGTCGATCAGGCCGCCGCTGCCGATAAATTCTTCGAAGATGAGCTCGACTTTGCCGTAAGGGACATCAATACCAACCCATTCCCCGGCAGCATCGAGACGTTGATACTTCTTATCGTTGATCCGTTTCCATTGCGGTGCGGACATAAAGAACTCCAGAAAGAGGGAGAGATGAGTGGAGGGTCACGAGGACCCTCCACATATTCACAACTGAATTTTTAGTGGATGTAGGTGTGCTTGCGGTACATCCAGGTGTTACGCAGCCAGGCGTTGTAGATCGCAGCTCCGCCGACGACCTCGGTCGGCTGGGACGCTTCGAGTGTCCACTCCGTGGTCGAATAGTCATTGGTCGGCGAGTACTTGGGGAGAGAAGTCAAGGTCGCGTTCGGGACCCAGAAAGAGACCATATCTCCACCGCGAGTGCCCATGACGATCTCAACCGGCAAAGAAGCAATCTTCCCTTGGTTGACCGTCGCCGAGACCATGCTCTCCAGATAAGCGAGGTTGATGTTGGTATGCTCCTGGGCGGTAAAGGCGATCTTGACCGAGGTCTTGGAGATCATGCGGTCAACAATCGTTGCCGGGAACCCAGACTCCAAAGCCTTGATGTCATCAGCGCTCGGCTCGAAAGAAGCCGCCGTCAAACCACCGACCGAGTTGCTGGCGCCGCGGAAGATCGGGTACGGAGAGATGATGCCGGTCTGGAGTTTGTCCTGCGCGGAAGCGGAGTGGCAGGGGATGACCCAGGTGTCGTCGATTGCGACCGAGGCGGCGGTGAAAGTAATAGAGACCGACACTCCTTGTACAGTGGCGGTGAGTACGTTCGTAGCCGCAGCCACAGTGGTCTTGACCCCGGTCGTGTCGTAGATGTCAAAGGAGGCGGTCGCACCAGCGGTCGTAGCCCGCAGGATGATGGCGCCGTCGACTGCGCCCGTGTAGGCAGCGCCGATGGTCTGGGAGGCGATGGATCCACCATTCGCAACATAGACCGTTTTAGGAACGACGATCGGGGTCGTAACGCCGTTGACGACGTCGCTAAAAATCTCCGACTTGCCGACCGGCTGGGCAACATCCGTTGCAGCAGTCCCTGCGGCGCGTACCGAGGGGCGGCCTATGCGTACTTGTGCGACTCCGGCGAGGACGTTTCCGGCGTTGATAATCAAAGGCTGATACTGTTTATCCATGTCTGCGATCTCCTGTGGGTGTTAGGCGCCGGGGTAGACCAGGCCGAAAGAGAAGCTGCGATACATTCCGCCGCTAAAGTGTGCTAGGATCGGGCTGAGCCCGGGAGAGACCAACTGTGCCACGCCAATCTCGCTACCATCGAGTTCGGCATAGACCGGGATCTGGGTGCCGGCCGTCATGGTGGTGTTGACCACAAGATCGACGAGTTTGTGAAGTTCGGATTTCGCCAAGGCGCCCTGCTTTTGCACGGCGATGTGGAGGAAATAGTTTTGCTTCGGCTGGTCCCCGATTCGATTACTCAGGGTATCGATGGCGATCCAGCGTTTGAGATGGGTGTAGTCCTGCGTGGTCGTATCCTCGACAATGGTGATTTCGTGCGGCAGCTCGAAGTTGTCGTAGAGGAAGCGCAGCAAAGACCCTTCGACTTCGCTCAGGTTCATGTCAGGCTCCCCAGTTGACGTTCTTCATCAAGGCCTCGCGGACCTTTTCCATAATCTCAGGCTGGTGCTGTTTAAAGAGCTCGTTGGCGTGTGAGAAGAGCGGGCGCGGAGCAAACTCCCCTCCCCCGCCGGTCTCGGTGCGCCAGGCATTTTCGTAGGCGCTGGAGGAAATGTCGTGGATCCCGGCCGCGAATGAAGTGCTTCCGTTGTTTTGAACTTCGAGAAGAAATTTTTCATCGTTTGCGACATAATTCTTTGTGTCACCGGTGTGTAACCAAAAAGTGGTGGCTTCCTTTTTTGCCAAGGTATTTTCTTTGAGGGGCTCCCAGTCAACGACACGAGGAGTCCCCCTATACCGTAACAAGAACTCTCCAGGGATCGGATCACCCGCGCCGTTTTCAGCGCTCACCGTCCCAATTCCCTGCAGAATTGTCACCTGATAATCACCGATGACCTTGCGCAGGACTAAAGTAATCTCTCCGCCAGGCTTAGCATTTGCGCTTAGCTTATCGAGCTTACCCTTGATCGCTTTCAGATGATCCTTATTAATCTCGAACTTGATCATCAGCGAATATCCCGATCAACGTACAGCATATGCAGGCCGATCAGCTGGGTGTCATCGACACTCATGTCTTTGTAAACATCTCCGTTGCTGACCGTCAGCCGATCATTCAGATGAATGTCATATTTACTGGCGAGCGCAACCCGAATCTTCTCGTCAGCCAGTGTCTGATCCTTCGACTCCTTGACATTGACCGAAATCGAAGCGGACATTAAAGGCACACCTTCTGCCAATATCGTTGGTGCCGCTTCGACCGGGCGGCCGTAGTGGTCACGCACTTCGTTATTAAAGCGGGAGATGCTGCAGGTCTTATCGGCCAGGTACAGAGTCGCATCGTAGTAGGCCACGCGCCCATCGGAGTACTCCGGATCGGTCGACATGACGTAGTAACTCTTGTCGTTGACCCGATCGACCACCCATGAACCGTTCTCGATATCAGTGGTCGAAGAGAACCAGCCCTTGTGCGAATTGATGCGGGAGTAGGGGTTGGTCGCCATCGGATTGATCTTGGTGTAGCCGAGGGTATAGACGCCGGTATCGCGATTGAGGATTCGCGGTAGGCCATTAATCACACCGTTATGGTTCTTCAGGGACTGGTCGACCATGCGCTTGTAGTTCATGGGGACCTCACATCACTGAAAGGAGGCGGTAGCGGTCAAGGACGCGGGTGACCAATTTGGGGAGATCAGAAGTGTCGTACTCCTTCTCGATCTCATTGAAGCGGGCCTTGTTGGCGCCGATCGATTCGTCCTTGATCCGGTTGTAGTTGATCGTCACCAGATAGTTGGCGGCGTAGACCAGCTCATTCGGGACCGGAGGATAAAGGAGAACGTCATCGTCATCCGTGGTCGGGTTGCCGTAGCCGATGTTTCCGGTGACCTTGACGTTGCGTTTACCTAAGGGAAAAGTAGAACCGGAAGTGAAGTAGAGAGTTCCGTTCTCGGCATCGATCGAGAGATCGGCGGTCACGTTTACATCATCCACCAGGACTTCCGAAATTGTATTGATCGGGTAAGCACGGAGATCGATCTCCGAAGCGCCGTTGCCGTTCAGATAGAGGACACGGTCCTCGGCGAGTATATTCCAGCCACAGTAGCTGGAGATCACCCCGTCGATCAGTTCAATGAGCAGGGTGATCTCCGCGGTTTCCTGGGCAGTCAGAGTTTCTTTCGTGAGGAACGTCTGCATCTTGGCGATCGTCGTAAAACTCATGTAAGATTCTCTCTGTGACTGTTGCTATTTCTTGGCAGGCTTTTTCTCAGCCTTAGGGGCTTTGTCCGCATCAGGAGCAAATTCCAATACCGCACTTGTTAGCTTGTCGACCAGCTCGGGAAGGGAAAGATGAGAAAGGTCAAGTGCTCCATCGATCTCTTCAAAGAGTTCCGGGAAGTCCTCAAGCAACTTCTGCTTGCGCTCCTCAGTGATCTCCAGACCGACGGTCGTGTCATTGGACTTGCCGGCCACCAGGTTGATACCGTCGGCGGACAGGTAACGTCCTTGCTTAATGCGTAACTCCATGGGAACTCCTTATTCGGGAAGGGAGAGGCACCCTAAAGTGCCTCTCCTATTCACATCCGAATTTTAGTAGTTGTAACCGACTGCGACCGCTTTGTTGGTCGCCGTGGTGACTTTTTCGAAGTCCAGGCGCTGACTGCCGATCAGGTTCAGGGTCTGGTTGGCCGGGTTGCGCCAGGTTTCGAGGCTGAACTCTTTACGATCGCCCCACATGTAGGCTTTGCGGTTAACCATGACGCAGACCTTCTTGATGTTGCCTGCGTCAGTGGCGCCGTAGATGCCGGCGGTGGTGACTGCGCCGAGTGCATCCGGTGCGTCGACAACGCCGTCGCCGTAAACCACACCCTTCTGGGGGAGGAGTTCGGTGATGACGAGAGGAATGCCATCAAAGCGACCGAGTTCGCCGGTCAGGAGGGTGGCACCGGCCCCGTAGGAATACAGGGTCTGGAAGCCAGGAACGGCGAGGAGGGTGTTGTAGTCGGCCATGTCGATGATGATCGCCAGATCCGAAGGCTTCTTGCCGTACTTGCCCATCGAGGCGCGCATGGCACGGAGGGTGGTCGGCAGGTCGGTAGCGAAGGCGACCATGTTGTTGGCTTTGGCAGCGTTTTTGGCATCTTCGCGGACGCCGTCAACGAGGCGGCGGCAGTCATCGGCGGCGCCAGGAGCAGCAGCGTAGATGGTGGTGCCGGTGTCGCCGTTGAGTGCCATGGTATCCTGAGCCACAGCAAAGCCGCCAATGACCTGCGAACGCAGGAAGGGGAGGACAGCGATGATGGCGTCAGCTTCGAACTCGTCGGTGAACTCGACGTTGAGCATGGCTTTTTTGGCGTCGAAGACGATCTTGGAGGTCTTCGCTTTCTGCTTGTTCGGTGCAGCGCCTTCAGCAGTACCGCCAGCAATCAAGCGGCCCGGGGAGAAGGGGAGGGTGAAGGTCGCATTAGGCATATTGAGCCGGCCGAAGAGAGCAGCGACTTCGAGCTCCAGGAAGATCTCTTCGCCCATGGTCGAGGAGAAACCGACCGGGACAACTTCAGCGCCGGTACCGGAACCGCTGGTGGTGTTGGCGAAGACTTCGAGGCCGGATGCTTTGACATAATCAATGGCATCCTTGTACTCTTTGCGCTCCGCGATCTTGCTGTAACGCTCGTCAGGAGCGCCGCTCTTGCCGCGGCAAAGGACGGAGGCGAGGAAAAGTTCGTCAAGCTTGCGCTCTACTTCCTTAACGACGCCTGACTGGACGGCCTGGCCGACGGCGAACTGATGCTTGCGGTCGGTGCTGTCTTTGAGGAGAGTTTCGACCTTCGCCGAGAGTTCCTTGACCTCCGCGGCCGAGGCGCCGGAAGCGGCTTTCTCCTCTAACGTCTTGGTCAGACCAGCGAGTGCAGCCTGAATTTGGTCCATTTCTTCTTTCATTTTGGAACTCCTTCTTTCGTGGGTGTGTGGGTTGCCGGAGTGATTTAGACCTGCGCGGCCTTGGCAGTCAGGTTGACAATGGTCTCTTCCAGAGCGGCCATAGCGGCCTTTGTCTCAGTTTCAATAAGATGTGCAGCTTCTTCGGCTGCTTTAACTTCGTTAGCTAATTGAGCATCAGCCAAAACTTTTGCTTCTTCAGCTGCGGCAACATCCTGAGCCTGCTTAGTCTCATCTGCAGCCTTAGCTAATGCAGCAACTTCAAGCTTTATGAGCAGAGCAACGTAATCTTTCAGCTCAATTTCGGTCTCTTCGTCGAGGGTGGCTTGCAGACCGGCAGCAGCCATGACTTCGACCACCTCCGGAGCAAGCAATTCTTTGCGGGTAAGTTTCACAG